AAGATCCCATTAGATGCGGAACAAGGAACTTATGGCCGCCTAACCTTTGAGGTTTATCAGAAGAAATGAGAATTAATTTAGATCTGACATTCTTTCTTTTATATTCATCAAGTTTCATTAAATCATTCTCAAATGAATCATCTCTTAAAAAAGAACCGCAATGCTTACATCTCGATACTGGGTTTGAAATTATCAATTTTGGAAGATTGTGTTTTTCAAGGATAGAATTAGCTTCTTCCAAGCTAGACACTCCGCAATTTCTGGCGCTCAAAAAAGTAACTAAACTTAATTTTGATAATTGTTTTAAATCTTTAATCTCTAATTGCTCAAGAATGTTTGACAGCCTAACAGACTTTTTAACATCCTCTATTTTCTTATTCATATGAAAATCCTTATATTTAGATCAGGTGCTTACGGGGACGTCTTGATAACGACACCTATTGTAAGGTATCTCAAGTCTCAAGGCCACGAAATATTCTACGTCACATCTAAACGCGGAATGGAAGTCCTTAAGAATAATCCTCATATCTCCCGCTTAATTCAGCATAAGGAAGAAACTCCGATTGAGAAGTTGTCGGAAGAGATCGAATGGCTTAGGAAGAAGTTTAAGTGTGAGAAGGTGATAGATTTCTCAGAATCAATCGAGGTAGCACTGTCTCAGCACCCTCGCAGTCCGAATTATAAGCTTCCGAAGCCGGAACGCATTGCGAGGTTTAATAGGAATTTTTATGAGTATTCGTTTGAACATGCTGATCTAAAGGTTGGGCCATTTCCTGATGATGTGGAAGAGTCTAATTTTTATCGCCCAACACTCTTCTTCGAAAAGAACGAACTCTATGACGTTCGAGATGAGGGAAGAAAGACAGCGGCCTCCTTCATTAAGCCCGACTGCTTTAATGTCCTCTTCGGAATGTCCGGCTCCGGAACCAATAAAGCATGGCCCTTCATGGAGGACTTCGGCCTAAAGCTCTGCGCTGATTATCCAGATGTTCACATCATTACAGTAGGAGATGAGAAGTGCCGCCTGATCGAACCTGAATTAGAAGGACGTATTACGAATCTCTCCGGCAAGATTCCAATGCGAATGTCAATGGAACTTACGGGCTTAGTTGATCTAGTCATTGCTCCTGATACCGGAATCATTCATGCGGCTGGGTGCTATGACACTCCAAAAATCTGCCTCCTCGGTCACAACACGATCGAGACAATTACAAAACACTTTACTAACGACTACTCCATCGAAGCAGACCCAAACCTTGCTCCTTGTGCTCCATGTCTTTCCTTAATTTATGATAAGAATATGCAATGCCCCACAGTTGAGGAACTTGGGGGAAGTGTCCTCTGCATGGGGAAAGGCTTACCTATTCAAAAAGTCTACGAAAAATTTCAGAAAGTCTATGCTCAATTTAAAAAAACAAGCTGATACTCTTAAGGTAGGAGACATTGAGCTAGGAGCTTGCATTGCTTGCTCAGGTTATGTCTCCCATCTTTACTTCATGCAGGATGCCACGAGTAAAAAACAATCTAAGTGGTACTCCTGCTCTTGCGGAGTTGTCTGGCAAACTCAGAAACCCTCCATGGTCTACAACTCTCAATATTCCGATAGAAGTGGGCAAAATGATAAGAAAGTACAGGATGCTTATGCATATCCAGTCAAGGTCTACGCCCCCCTGATAGAAGAGCTTATATATGGAAGGAAGGTCCTATTAATAGGAAGGCAGACAACTCACCAGGAAGACGCCTTTCGGGAGCGCGGCTGGGTTCCTCTTTCAATTGATAAGAATGTTAGTTTTGAGGGAGCTGAGAATCTAATTAACAGTGATTTTGAAGAATACGACTTCGGTTCCCGTAAATTCAATATGATCTGGATTTACCACACCTTTGAGTGCTTCTCTAACCCCATTTCTGCCCTAGAGAAGATCAAGAGTCTCTTGACCGAAGATGGCATACTAGTATTGTGCAGTCCAGACACCGATTTTATTAATATCCGTGGCTCTGGCGGTTTCAGGCATTGGCGTCCTGAGACCAATTATATGATGTGGAATCGACGTTCGATTATGAAGCAACTAGAAAAACTAGGCTTCAATATCATCATGGCTCGTCAAAATTGTTGGCAAAGATTTCCAGAAACAGATGATTTCCATTTAATCGCCCAAAGAAAGTTTTACTGATTAAATTCTTCTAAAAACCCCACCTAGAATAACTAGGCCCAAAGATTCAAGGAGTCGTTATGGGCACAGTTACTTCTACCGTTTCCCCCACAGCTAGTCAAATTAAGTATGTCGATGCGTTTGGCGTCGAACACCTCATGAAAGCAAGCGAGACGTTTGCTCTCACGATTGATGATAATTCTTCTACAGATGTCCGGTATAGATGGGCTCCTGGGGCAACGGCATTCTTGCTTCAAGATGGACGGCGTCTTGAGTTTAGAGCCGGAGCTGAGATAGGCCAAGTTGGTTCTAACAGCAATGTAGCCCGTTATGTCGGCCCAATCACAGATGCCCAGCAAGGAACTGTTCTTTACAACATTCCTGGAGAATTCATTATCGAGTGTCCCGAATCCCACCTTAGACAACATTGGAGAGTAACTAAGATCAATACCTCTGATGCTGATTTTGGAAGCGCCGGGACTCTTGTCGTTACGATGGAAGATCAGCGTGGCAATGTTATGAACTGGCCCTTCCAATTAATTAGCTCGCTCGCGGTCGGTCAAGCTTCTTAATGTTTAACGGGCTCTTACCCTCCGGAACATTTCCAAGAGACTTAATCCTCTATTGGGATGGCGGCCCAGCTGATCGAGTAAAGAAAACAGCCTTCACTAACACCTCGACAGCTGCGGGAACAAATATCCACAGAGCCAATTCCATTACCTTCAATGCAACAACTTCAAAGATTGATTGTGCGAGTCAACTAGCGGGGACGGGAGCGATTACCCTCCTCGCTTGGTTTAATCAGAATGGTTTTGGGGAAGGAAATGCCGGACGCATTGTTGATAATGGAAAATTTTGGGTAAGAGTCAATAGTACCAACAGCAAGATTTCCGTTACGTCTGACGGATCAACAGAGGCTAATTCTGCAAATTCAAGCGTTGCAAATTCTGCAGAAACTTTCATTGCCGTGACGAGAACTGCGGATGGGACAGTGAATATTTATAAGAATGGAGTTCTGACTGGTTCGGCAGATCAAGCTTCCGGAACACCAGCTGATGGATCAACCAATTTAATCATCGGGAATAATAATGCGGCCTCTGCTACGTTCGACGGAACAATAAGTCATGTCAGGATATTTAATAAGATTCTAACCACTACTCAGATAGGTCAAATTTACAACTTAGAACGCTGATGCCCTACAGAACCCTTTATTTCAGAAGAGATGACGGCTCAAGGATCAACCGTTATTTTATTTTTGATACGGTTGCAGAACTCTTGACTGAGACGATGATTATTGGGGATTGGGGCTATACCGTTGATACGAAGGATTTCTACATCGCAGATACGCCTACTACCTGGCAATTAATCAGCGGAGCTTCCGGGAATCCTTCAGTAGATGCTCAGTACATTACCCTATCTTTAGATGCCACGCTTACCAATGAACGAGTCCTTACCGCCGGGACGAATATTACTTTAGTTGATGGTGGCCCGGGCTCAACTCTTACTATTTCTGCCGCAAATACAAGTCCAGCTAGTCCTGATACTTCAGTGCAATTTAATGATGGTGGAGTGTTTGGGGGAGATGCTGAACTACTCTGGCTAAAAACTGCCAACATTCTCTCTATCGGCGGAGATATTAATTTCCAATACACCTCAGATTCAGCGGGACGAACAATTATTGCTGATCCAGCAACTGGTGACGGAGACGGAGTTAATGTCAATCTTTGGGCTGGAGATGGTGCTGGGACTGGTGTTGGCGGAGATATTAATATTTTTTCTGGCTATAGTGGTTCAGGAGGAGATGGCGGAGATATTTCTATAGTTGCTTCTGATGGAGGGAATATACGAATTTTCAATGATGATGGTGGCGTTATTTTTATCGGAGTTTTAAACACAGATAAAATTTATTATACAACTGTTGATACTGTTGGAACAGGTGGAGCAGATCATTATTTTTCAGCTGGGTCTGCAACTTCATCTGGTTTTGGAGGATCATTTTATTTTACTACTGGAAGTGGCGCTGGTTCAAATAAAGGTGCCGGGGGATTCTATTTTGATTTTGGGAATCCAACAGGGTCAGGCAATCAAAGATTTTTTGATTTCAGTCCTTCGGGAGGTCTTTCAGCAGAAAAACCAGCTGTAAAGTTTTGTTGTATTAGTGGGAATTGGGTGGTTGGCAGTGGGAATACAATTACCAATCAGAGATTCTTCCAATTCTTAGCTCCGACCATTAACGGCGTTGCTGGTGGTGGAACCGAAACTATTACTAATTGCGCTACCCTCTATATCGATGGAGCACCCTCCGGCTCCAACATCACCATTACGAATCCCTACTCTTTCTGGGTTGACGCCGGAGCTTCTCGTTTTGATGGGAATTTAGATTTCTCTACAGCTGATGCAACGAATATTATTCTCGGCTCTTCAACGGGAACTAAGATCGGCACAGCCACAACTCAGAAGCTTGGATTCTTTAATAAAACGCCTGTTGTCCAGCCTTCAGCCTATACACCATCGAATGTTACTACTGACAGATCATACGATGCCAATTCTACCTCAGTAGATGAAATTGCTGATGTCTTGGGCACCCTCATTGCTGATCTTCAAAGTCTAGGATTAATTGGATGACCACTCTAGGCGCAACTCTTTCAACTGTAGAACTTCAGGCATCAACATCGTCTCCTACTCCAGGAGCAACAGTTACCATTGCGGTTTCGAACAATCTTATAAGACAAGTCTTTTATTGGACTGCTGGAGAAGCAGAAACAATCAACATCTCTGGTGATCATCCTCTGGGAAAAGAAATCATTTTAATCATAACCAATGATGCAACGCTCGGAAGAGTATTAACTCTTGGAACAGGGCTTATTGGCACAGCTGCCACAATCATTGGTGTCATTTCTAAAGTATCAATCGCCAAATTCATAAGCAATGGAACTTCATTTTACGAACTCTCAAGATCGGTGGGAATCTAATGGAAAAAAACTTTAACCTTAAAGAAATGGATTTGAATGCTCTCAAAGGTTTGGCTTACGACTTAATTGTTCAAAGAGATTTGCTTAACAGAAACCTATCTATGGTTACTCAAGAAATAGAAATAAGAAGACAAACTCCTGCGGAGCCCAAAAATGCAGAATGATACGTATAAAAGAATCCAAGTAAGGGCCATGGCGTTATTGCAGAACACTTCCACATCTACGTCTAACGCCAATGATCTTCTACCTAAAGTTAAAGATTGGTGCCGAACAAGATATGACCGGATATTAAGGGCGTTTCCATGGCCTGAATTAAATAGGAGTTATGACCTCTCTGTCACTTCAGGAACAAGAGATTATTCCCTCCGCTATGATCTTGAAGAGATTATTAAGATCTGGGATACGACTCATGGTAATGAAATTACAGCCTATGATATACGTGATCACATTAGGTTCAATGCTATTAATCTCGAAGTCAGTGGGAATGTTCAAACAGGAACACCCGATCAATACATTGAAATAGGGTCTAAGTCAGTCTCAGCTCTCCTTTCAACAGCTGATCAAGTTCAAGTTTTATCAACCTCAGCCAGCGATGTAACGCCCATGGTTATCAGAATCACAGGCGAAGTCAGCGGCATGCCTGTTTCTGAATCAATCACTCTCATCGGAACTTCTCCTGTCAACTCAACAAATACCTTTGATTCCGGAGCAGAGTTATTTATCACCGCAGGAACTTCCAATTCGACTCTCCAAGATTTAGCCGGAGTCGTAACGGTGAGAGAAAAGACTACGACCACTAATATCTTAGCAAAACTTGCTCCCGGAGAACGGGCCCCCTTGTATCGGTGGGTTAGACTATCTTTAACGCCGTCTTCTTCTTTTACGGCCCAAGTTTGGTATAAAAAAAGATGGCTTCCTTTAAACAATGACAATGATGCTCCGATTATTCCTTGCGCGAATGAAATAGTTGAGGGAGTTGTCGCAGATGCCCTTTGGGAAGACGGTCAAGAATCCATTGCTCAAATTCAAGAAAGTAAATTCGCAAATAGCGTTAAGGAATTATGGGCTTCAACAAAACAGAAGAATCTCATAACTCAAATTGTTCCTGATAACGGAGACCCGCAAGGAACCGCAAACAGGAACCTTTATTACTTAGGGAATAGCTATTAATGATTCTTACGTCCAATAGAGTAAAAATTAGAAGATTTGATTTTTCAGGAGGCCAGAATTCCGGAGATGATCCTGCTTCGATTGGCCCGAATCAAGCTCAGCTTCTTCAGAATAGCATGATTACAAGGAAGGGGAGATGTACGGAGCGGCTTGGAATCACCAGGCTCGGGACTGCCAATTCTACGACTGATCCCATCCTTGGTTTATTCCATTACAACGCCGGAGGAGTTTTAGATACTCTTCTCCGCGCAAGAGATACGAATATTCAGTATCTCCTTTCAGACTTTTCCGATTGGACAAATATTACCGGATTAACGACTCTTACGGCTGATCTACCGACGAATTTCGTCCAAGCCCTTGATCGGTGCTTCATTCTAAATGGAGTAGATAATGTCTTCAGTATTGATTCCTCGCTAACCGTTACCGATGAAGGAAACACAAATACTGATTTTCCTATATGCACCTTTGCGGAATGGGCCTCAAATAACCGGATGTTTGCAAGTGGAAATCCTGATCAGAGTTTAAAAGATTACGTTTGGTTTTCAAATTCCATTGATCCGCAGACTTGGAATCGTTCTGTAAATGTCTTTAAGGTTCGGTCTGGTAATGGAGGAGCCGTTACCTGGCTGAAGATGTTTAAGGAATATGAATTAATCATTTATAAGAATGATGCGATTTATGTTCTCGTCATGGATGGAGCCACCCCTCTAACTGACTGGACAGTAAAGCCTCTTTCAACCGTAATTGGATGCCCTGCCGGAAGAACTGTTCAAGATATCGGGAATGATCATATTTATCTCGCTAATGATGGGGTGAGATTACTTTCTCGTACTACCTTCGATAAGTTGCGAGTCGGGGTTATTTCAGACCCTATCCGAGACATTATTGATGACATAAATCAAGACGCTATTCAATTCTCTAACAGTTGGTTTGAGAATGGGCTCTATATTCTGAATGTTCCCACAGGAACCTCTAATGTCCCAAATAGAACTCTAATTTGGGATTCTGTTGCGGCGCAAAGGAATGGAGACCCAAACTCCGCATGGACTACAGTCCCTGAAGGAACTTGGAATTTTTCCTGCATGTCTTCCTTCGGATTCGGAGACAACAAAAAGACCTTTGTCTCTGGTTCCTCCTTAAACACTTCTCTTTGCTACAAGGTCTTAGACGGAACTACCGATGACGGGACTGCAATCGTTCAACAAATAATCACAAGGGTAGAGGACTTTGAAGATTCATTCCCTGAGAAGATCTTTGATCCTTGCCAGTTTATTGCTGAGGGTGGAACCGAAGGTATCTACTTACTAGAGATGAGAATCGATGAAGGGGCTTGGGTTGTCATCGGCCAGCTTGAAATGACCGGAGGGCTTTATACAACTTTCTACACACCTGCTTATACGGAAGCTGTTGTAGATGCCAATGAAAGTTTTCGTACTAAATTCGCCGGAAGAGGACACTTTGTTGAATTCAGAATAACCAATCAAGAAGAAGACACCACACCTACTTTTTTTGAATACACAGCTTTTGCTCGGCCATATCAAGGAAGAATCAGAGGAGATTAAAAATGGGAATCGTTGTAGTACCTTCATTCGGAACTGATCCTGCGCTTATTACAGCTGCCGGGTTAGATGCCAAGGTCGATGGATTAGCGACTGAATTTAACGGAAATATTGAGAATGTTAATGTTAAGTCTAATGCGGCTATCGCTAATTCAAAATTAAACTTAGCCAATATTTCTCAAGCTGTAATCCATAGCGGCATTCTCACTATGAGTGCGAAGGATTTTACTGAGGCAAAGTGTGCGGATATCGCCTCGGCGACTACTTGCACCATCTGGGCAACAGATGGAAATTATGCCCACATTACAGGGACTACAACGATTACATCTTTCGGCACAGCGGGACAGGCCGGAGATTGCAGGACAATCGTATTCGATAGCGCTCTAACGCTTACCCATAACGCTACGAGTTTAATCCTGCCTTCAGGGGCAAATATTACGACCGCCGCAGGAGATACGGCTATTGTTCGCGCGGAAACTACGGCTAATGCCAGAGTGATTGCTTATCTTAGAAAAGACGGAACAGCTGTTACTCCCTTTACACCTACAGTCTCTAATGCTCTTTCGGGAAGTGTTATTCAGACTGTGAGTACTCAGACCGGAGCTGTAGCAACGGGCACTACGGTCATGCCAATTGATGACACGATTCCTCAGAACACCGAGGGTGATGAGTACATGACTCGCGCAATTACTCCGAATAATTCAAGCAATATTCTTTATATAAAAGTTACATTCATTGCGGCTGTGTCTTCTGCGATTAACTTTGGAGTAGCCCTTTATCAAGACTCCACCGCCAATGCTCTAGCCGCTACAGCCATGGACGTAGCCGGTGGCGGAGAAATCACAACTTGTACCTTTACTTACAAAATGACAGCAGGGACTACTTCTTCAACCACCTTTAAAGTCCGGGGCGGCCCTGCTTCAGCGGCAACGCTTACATTTAACGGAGCCGCTGGTGCCCGTCTCTTCGGTGGCGTTGCTATTTCAAGCATCACAATCATCGAAGTGAAGGCTTAATGGTTGTTACTTTAAAAGATCTCGAAGGGAAAATCATAGCTTATTGTGAATATAAAATCGTCGGCCCTTCCGGATATGAAATTGATAACGGCGAATATATTTGGGTAAACGATCTTTGGATTTATGAAGATTACCGGGGCAAGAACACTTTCAACAGAATCATAGATGAAATTTTAAGGAAAGTTCCGCAGGCAAAATATGGATACTTCAAAAGAGGAAAATACGGTGGAAGAATGAAAATATTTAAGAGAAGTCAATGGGAGCGTCGTAGGAATGCCTATGATGATGTGATTCTTGGGCGGTGATGGAGGAACGCAACCAACAGCGCCTTCAGCACCGTCTGTAGGAGAAACTTCTGCTCAGGCGATTCAAGCGCAGATTGATGCGCTTCCTCAGATATTGTCTGCTCAAAGCCAGTATGGCCCGCAGTTTAGTCAATTAAACTTAGATCAATTAAATCAATTCGGCCCTCAGTTTGCCCAATCTGCTTTTGATCTAGCGAGTAGATTTGCGCCGCAA